ATACGATTCTTCAACTGAATTATCACTTCTCTGCCTAAATCTACTTAACGCTTTATTTAAAGCTGTTTCGTAGTGTATAGGATCAAGTTCAACGTCAATCATTCCTCCGCCGAGAGATACATTTACATAGTCGTATACGTTTTGTTTCACTGTTGCTAGTTCTGTCATTCTTTACTCTCCACATAGTATTTATCTTAACGATAAATATGTATATGCCAAGAATAAGTTTATACAAACCAGAACGCGGTAACGATTATCATTTCCTAGATAGACAAATCCAGGAGATGTTTACTGTTGGCGGAACTGATATTAACATTCACAAGTACCTAGGTGCTCGAAACCCTTCTACCAGTGAATCCACCGCTGATCAACCTCAATATGATGCAGTAAAAGAAACTAACATACAGGACTTACTATTCCTTGAGAATAGAGATAGAAAGTATGATCCAGATGTATACAGCATGCGAGCAGTATATAATGTTCAAGATATTGATTTTGACTTATCACAATTTGGATTGTTTTTAAGTAACGATACATTGTTTATGACTATTCATATAAACAGCTCTGTGAAAACATTAGGACGAAAAGTTATAGCTGGTGATGTTATCGAACTGCCGCATCTTACAGACGAATATGCGTTAAATGATTATGATACTGCACTTAAACGATTTTACGTTGTAGAAGATGTCAATCGTGCAGCAGAAGGATTTAGTCAAACTTGGTATCCGCACTTATATCGCTTAAAATTGAAGCAAATATACGATGGACAAGAATACAAAGAAATATTGGATTTACCTGCAAGTGAAAATTCAAGCAATACTCTAAGAGATGTGTTGTCTACATATGAAAAAGAAATGCAGATAAACAGAGCAGTAGTTGCACAAGCAGAAGCTGATGCACCTAAAAGCGGATATGATATTAGTCACTACTATACAGTAGCAACAAACGAAGATGGTAGCGTTGCACTACGTACAGCTGATGAAACAGATCTAGACGCTTCTATGATTAACACAACTGCCGATGAAATAACTGACAGGCCTGATAGAGAAGGTTATACAGGGTACCTAGTTGGTACTGGTGATGCTGCTCCTAACGGTGCTCCATTTGGATTTGGAATAGCATTTCCACTTAGTAATCGAGAAGGCGACTTCTTTTTACGTACAGACTTTTTACCAAATAGAATGTTTAAATATGACGGAACACGTTGGGTTAAACAGAATGATGATGTTAGAATGACACTAAGCAATACATTAGAAAGACAGACTTCTAAAACTAGCTTTATTAATAACACTAAAACTAGCACAATCGGCGGTGCAGTAGTCGAAGAACGTCAAAGCCTATCGAAAGCACTTAGACCAAAGAAGGATAACTAATGCAACACTTTTATGATGGACAGATTAGACGCTATGCTACACAAATGATGCGTGTGCTTAGTAACTTTCCAGTTATTGATGGTGACGGCCAAACTAAAGAAGTTCCGGTTATGTACGGTGACTTAACTAGGCAAGTAGCTAACATTATTAGAGAGAACTCCGAAAACAAGTTGCCAAGTGCTCCTAGGATTGCTGTATATATTACTGGGCTAGAGTTAGACAAAGATAGACTAACTGATGCTACGTATACTAGAAAAGTTAATATACGTGAAAGAGCATATGATGAAGATACTAAAGAATACCTTAATCAAGAAGGTAAAAATTATACTGTAGAACGCTTAATTCCTACGCCGTATATATTAAGGATAAATGCGGATATATGGGCAAGTAACACTGATCAAAAGTTACAGTTATTAGAACAAATACTAGTGCTGTTTAATCCAAGTTTAGAAATGCAAACTACAGATAACTTTGTTGACTGGACTAGCATAACTGCTATACATCTTGAAAGTGTACAATGGAGTAGCAGAAGTACACCAGTGGGTATTGACAGCGAAATTGATATTGCTTCACTAACTTTTAGTGTACCAATTTATATTAGTCCTCCGACTAAAGTACGCAAGATGGGCGTTATTACAAATATTATTACAAGTATGTTTGACGAACAATTAGGCACTATCGAAGATGGCGTAAGTAAGCCTGAATTAAATGCATATGACGATACTGCTCGTACAGGAACAACAACTGATGAAAGAGGAACAAGATCAGGATCAACTGCTGGTGGACATTCAGCTAACGTTAACTTTGCACTATGGCAAGTATATGTAAACCAAGGAGAGGCACAAATTGTTGCTAACGGTATAGTAGGCAATAAGAATTGGAGAAGTATATTCACATCATTGCCTGGAATATATGCTGCAGGAGTTAGTAGAATACATCTTACTAGCACCGATAATGCATCAACTGCTACTGGTACGTTTGCAATTAATCCGTTAGACGAAGGAAAGATTTTAATTGACTTTGATACTGATAGTTTCCCTTCAGACACTATTATTACTAGTCCAAATGGATCGCGTACATCAGTTGATTATATAATTGATCCTACTAATTATAATCCATCATCAATTAAAGTATCTGGTGTTAGGTTGCTATTATTAGACGATGTTGGATTAGCTGGACAAACTGTAGTTGCTAGTGCATGGGCTAATACAGATGGCACAGGACTTGTAGCTAATGTAAACGATATTGTTGAATGGGACGGCTCAAAATGGAACATTATATTTGATGCAGATACAATTACTACAGTTACATACATAACTAATCTTCACACACAAACACAATACCGGTTTAAAGACAATGAATGGCTATTGAGTATTGATGGAGACTATCCAGTTGGGACATGGAGGATTGAACTCGCAGGGTAAGTATATGTATGAGTTCAAATATAGTATGTAGTGGTGCATTATTTTACACCCTAAAAACAAATAGATTTTTATTTTTACATCGAGCAAGTGGCAAAAAGTCTGATGTTTGGGGCCTAGTTGGCGGAACAAACGAAGGTGCCGAAACTCCATGGGAAGGTCTTAAACGAGAAATAGAAGAAGAAATTGGACAACTTCCAGATATAAAAAAGACACTTCCTTTAGAAAGTTTCCTCAGTAACGATAAGAAGTTTACTTTTCACACATACCTTTGTGTTGTTGAAGACGAATTTATCCCTAATCTAAATAGAGAACACGACGGTTATGCTTGGTGCAGTTTTACTAAATGGCCCAAGCCTTTGCATCACGGACTTCGTAATACCCTCCAAAGTAGAGTTAATCTTAATAAGTTAGAAACAGTCTTTCAAACAATAAATCTACTTGACAAATAGCCTAAAAGGTAGTATAATAATAGTATGAAAGTATTAGTTCTCGGCGATGTAATAATTGACAAATATATCTATGGCACTTCAGAACGTTTAAGTCCTGAAGCGCCTGTACCTATTGTTAAACACTTACATGAAGTTGAAACACTTGGCGGCGCAGGACTAGTTTATGAAAACTTAAAAAGTCTAGGTGTAGATGTTACACTGTATGAGTATGATCAACCTAAAAGTACAAAGACTCGTGTTATGTGTGACGGACATTATATCACACGTATTGACAATGACTATCACGCAAATAGCAATACAATACTAAACGATATACTTAGTAAAGATTTCCAAAGGTACGACTATGTAATATTAAGTGATTATGCTAAAGGTGTTCTAGAAAAATCACATGAGATTATTGAACACATTAACAAGTTTGGCTGTAAAGTAATAGTAGATCCAAAAGATCACTATAGTCTTTATGAAGGTGCTTGGCTTGTAAAACCTAACGAAAAAGAATTTACAGAACTAGACTTCGATCTTTGGCCGGGCAACATTGTTACTACACGAGCTGGAGATAGTGTTGTTGCTAAAATTAACGACAAAGTCTATGACGTTCCTGTAGATAATATAGAAGTAGCAGATGTTACAGGTGCCGGCGATTGTTTCTTAGCAGCATTTGTATATGGATTAACAAAAGGCTACGATCACAAACGCTGTTTAGAGCTTGCTGTCAAAGGTGCTACTGAGGCAGTTAAACACACTGGTACACATATTTTATCAAAGCACGACTTAGAAGATAAGGTCATATTTACCAACGGATGCTTTGATATACTGCATTTAGGGCATCTAAGACTGCTTAAACACGCTTGTAGCTTAGGTGACAAACTTATAGTAGCTATTAACAGCGATGCTAGTGTAAAGCGGTTAAAAGGCGAAACTAGACCCATTAACGATCAAACAAAAAGAAAAGAAGCACTTGAACTACTAAACATAGTTGATGAAGTATTAATATTTGACGATGATACTCCGTATAGTATAATTAAGAAGACACAGCCTGATATAATTGTTAAGGGCGGCGATTATACTGTAGAAACTGTGGTAGGAAACGATTTAGCAGAAGTTAATATATTTCCTAAAGTAGAAGGGCATTCTACAACACACATAATAAAGGAAATGGAATGACTAAAAAAGTTATTATTAACGATGCACTATCTAAAGAAGCTTTTGAAAAAGTTCAAGAACAAATGATGAGCTTACAATATAATTGGCACTTTGGTGAAGGAGTTGCTGATCCTAGTAGCAAGGGAGACTTCCAATTTGTCCATACTATTCATGAAGGATATCATATGGATAGTCAGATGGAATACCAGGTAGCATATCCTATTATGGAAGTAATACAACCTCAAGTATTAATAAGGATAAAAGCTAATCTTCTTACAAAAACTGAAGGCAATGAAGTTCACGGTATGCATGTAGACACAATAGCTCCAGGAGCGTTAACTGCAATCTATTACGTAAACACTAACAACGGCTACACTATATTTGATGATGGTGATAAAGTTGAGAGTGTTGCAAATCGATTAGTTATTTTTCCAGCTAATATTAAACATAGCGGTGCTACATGTACTGACGAATTACGCAGAGTAGTAATAAATTTTAACTTCATTCCGTGGCGAGATGATAAAAAATGGCATGCATTAATGGCGCCTGAAGATATAACATACCGAAATCACTGGGAGCAAGGTTTAGACTTACCTCTTGATAATGATGGATGGCCAATTGCAGATAATAACAGGATACCTAAATGAAAATACTAGTTACAGGATATAAAGGCTTTATTGGACAAAACATGTGCAACTACCTAGTAGGTCAAGGACACGATGTCGAAGGCTGGGACTATGTAGAGAATTGTGTTCCTGATCCTAGTGGGTATGATTGGGTAATTCATCTTGGTGCTATTACTAGTACAACATATACTGATGTAGATCAAATCATGGAACAAAACTTTGAATACAGTATGAAGATACTTCAAGTATGTGAGAACTACGGGACAAATTTTCAGTACGCTTCTAGTGCAAGTGTATACGGTCCTACTACACATTTTACTGAAGACGGCCCATTGTTACCACAAAGCCCTTATGCATGGAGCAAGTATTTGTTTGATAGGTTTGTAAACCAGCATAAAGATGACTTTAATGTGATTGTACAAGGCTTTAGATATTTTAATGTATATGGTTCTCATGAAGGAGAAAAAGGCGATCAAGCAAGTCCGTATACTAAGTTTAGAATACAAGCACAACAAGATAATGTTATTAATGTGTTTGAAGATAGCGAACATTACAAACGTGACTTTGTATGTGTAGAAGATATATGTAAAGTACACGAAAAAATGCTTACAGTTGATGCTAGCAATATCTATAATGTTGGCACTGGTAATCCAGAAAGCTTTGACACTGTAGCACAAACTATTGCTAAAAAATATAATGCAGCAATTAATTATATTCCTATTCCTGATAATGTTAAAAATCAGTACCAAGAATACACCTGTGCTAACCTAGACAAATTAAATAGTGTTATAGATATGGAATGGATTAATATAAAGGATTACATTAATGATCATTAATCATAAAGGCGAGTATGTTTCAGAATTTGAAATGATAGCGCCGTTTGGCCCAACTATATACTCAGCTAAGTTAAACGAAAAAGATTTAAAATTTGTAAAACATTTTGCAGAATTAAATCGAAATGCTGATCATATGGGATATGCACTGTCAGGAAACATTGAAGTACAACGGGGGAATACAGCTGCATCTCCTGAAATGCAATTACAAATGCTTGGCTTATTAGTACCCCATGTACAAGAATGGTTTAAAGCTGATGACGAAAGAAGGCTATCTATGATGCCAGCACACGAAGATGGTGCCATTGAAGGTCTAGCTGTAAATGATGTAGATTATAATTCAATACAATTTGATTTAGGTAACGGTGTTTGGTTCAATTATATGAAGGCAAACGAATTTAATCCAGCACATGCTCATAGCGACATGATTAGTGGAATAATTATGGTGGACGTTCCTGAAGAGATTGCCAACGAACCGGAAACTATTCCAATTGAATCTAATGCACGTTGTCCGGGACAATTAGAATGGGTACACGGAAGTTGGGGAGCATCAGCTCATAGGATAGTTCCTGTAACTGGACAGATCTTTATGTTTCCTGCAGAACTCAAACATCAAGTATATCCTTTTAAGAGTGATGTTGAAAGATTAACCATGAGTTGGAATGTATTCAACGTAACATTTGATAAAAAAGTGGAGATAGATTTTGGATAAAAGACTGTCAGGACATGTAAAAAAAGGTTGGGGCTACGAACTTATTTGGGCTACTAACGACAAGTACTGTGGCAAGATTATGGTATTTGAAAAAGTAGGTGCTAAATTTAGTATGCACTTCCATAGAGAAAAAGATGAAACATGGTTTGTAAATAGTGGCAAATTTAAAGTACGTTGGATTGATACAAAAGATGCAACCATCTTTGAAAAAGAATTAAACGAAGGTGATACTTGGCATAACCCTCCTTTACAACCGCATCAACTAGAAGCATTAGAACCTATGAGTTCTATTACTGAAGTTAGTACACCTGATTCTGTAGAAGATAATTTTAGACTTATTCCAGGCGATAGCCAATCGCTTGATCCGGAAAATATGATCGATGGTTGATATTAGCTGGAGTGACGATTATGACTCTAGTCCAAACTATATTGCTCCTAAGTGCGTTATTGGATTAGACCGAGACGGAGTTATTAACGAAGATCTTGGTACATATTGCTACCGTAGTAAAGACTTTAAGCCCATTGACGGAAGTATAAAGGCTATTTCAAAACTACGCAGGATGGGTCATAAAATAGTTATTATAACAAATCAAGGTGGAATTGAAAAGGGTCTATTTACTGAAGAAGATGTTGACGATTTACATAGACACATGTTTGAACTGTTTGGCCAGGCAGGTTGTACTAGTATAGACGGAATATACTATAGTGCTAGTAGTAGAAAAAATGACCTATATGCAAAGCCCAACACAGGAATGTTTAAGCGTTGTGAAAAAGAAATGCCGCACGTAAAGTTTGCCAAAGGTTATTATGTTGGTGACAAATTGTCTGATCTTAAAGCGGCTATAAAAGTAGGTGCCCAGCCAATACTAGTACGCACTGGTTACGGAAAAGAAACTGAAGAATTAATTAATAAAAGATTTACTTACAAGTCAATAAAAAAGCGTACCAAAGTATTTGATACGCTTTTAGATTTTGTTAATTATCTTGAAGATTAAGCTTGAGCTTCTCCCCATTTAATAATAATATTTGAATTAATATCTGCTCCATCAACTTTATAAACGTTAATAGCTAACACGTCTGGACCATTTGGGAATGTTCCTCTACCACCTAGTGGTGTGTTAGTAAGTTCTTTCAACTGCGTAAGATCCAACGTAGATCGTTCTCCAGGCACAGCAATGAATGAGAATACAGTTTCTCCTGGTTGGGCAAACGGTGGTTGTTCAACTGTTGCTGTAATTGTACCTGTGTTTAGTGCTAGTGTTCCAGTAAAGGAGTTGTTAAAGTCTATTTGGAAAAATGTGTTTCCAGCCCATGTAATACTTGCAATATTACTTATCTGTGTATTAGCTGGGAATGTTCCGCCGCCATTTATAGCAGTAATAGCAGTACCAATTGAAGCAGTTGTTGCGGATACACTAGCTGAAGTAAAGTAACCATAGCTCTTATTTACTAGTGCTGTGTTGTAAGCTACAGTTATAGCGTCAGCAGTATTAGCATTAATAGTCTGTGTAAGATTTTTAGAAAGCCTAAAGTATCCATAGTTGTCGTAAGTACGAATATATCCACTTTGGATAGTGGTATTACTAGCTATACCAGTTCCTGTAATTGTTTTACCAACAACCTCACTCATGTTAGAATTTCCAAACACTGCTCTAAAGTCAGTAGCACTTATATAAAGGTATCTTCGATTGCTTGAAGAACCATATTGACCACTGTTTATTGTAGCTCCAATTGTATCAACTGATGTTATTGTAGAGTTAACAGCTGATACTCCAGTTGTCCATGTAACGCCACCACCTGATGCTACTTGAGCAAAGCTAGGTTGTCCACCTTGAGCAACACCGCTTAGTTGTGACCATCCAACGTCACTTGGGTTAAGTGGATAGTTTTGAGGATTAAGCACACCTTCAATAACAATGCCGCCAGTTCCTGAGTCTGAAGTAACCTCAAGTCCCATAAGCAACAACTGTGCTCTGTTTAGTAGTTCTCGTTCTCCTAAATCTCCTACAATAGCATTACTAACACTAGGTGCTAGTCGCATCATAAACGCTGTTTGTTTTGTAGTACTAACAGCAATACTTGTTTCAGCGTAACTAAAGATGTATCCTCGATCTTCATCAAATCCGCCATCTGTTAGGAACGCACTACCCCAGTGACTAATCAACGGAGTAATTGTTTGTGAAATTATAACAACGCCTGTTCTAGCGTCATGAACTATTGCAGGACCTGCTGTATAACTACGCTGTGCTCCCGCTTGGAATGTACTTAATGCTGCACCTCTATTAAGTCCTGACAATGTATTAGTCGTTGTGTTATTTGCAGTATAGGTTATAATTTCGTTATCTACATACAATGTTGCGGCGTATGGAAAGAAACTACTATCTTCTAATACCATAGTAGTTTGTGAATTGGTCATTGCAGATTTTAACTTACCTGGAGGGCCTTCATTAGTAACTTCATAACGCACAGGCAAGTTACCTGAACGCATAAACGCTTCTGTGTTTACGTTTGAATTACGCATTCTGTGTGCGAACACAAAGGCACCAGTTGAACCACGTACCATCCAGTCAATAAATCCAGCACCATACCATGTATACTGAATACCAATCATCTGCATCTTAGCAATGTCCATATCATAACCGCTTGGACCTGTGCCGTCTAACTTGTCTACGTTAAACTCGCTCTGTTTAGCTTTCTTATCAGCTACTAGTGCCATCTTTGCACCTGTAATATTAATTACGCCACGCCAGTCAGGCGTTACTGTCATTGTTGTATCACTAATAACATGACTAACTACGTGTGTCATACCTTTAAGAATAACTCTATCACCAGCTTTTAACTGATCTCTAAATCTTGTATTGGTACCCGTAATATAGTTTGAGTCTACTTCTAGTGCAATAGTACCTGCAACTTGTTTCGTACCTGTACGCTGTACTGCACTTATCTGTGTGCCATCAAACTCCCAAAAAATTCCATTTTGATCATCAAAGATTCCTGAACGTACAGTAGCACCGTGCCAACTTACAACACTCATCTGTGCTCCGAACCCTAGTACGGCAGTTGTTGCGCCTAGTCTACGTTTTGAACGTACTTTAAATATTCTTTCGTCAACTACGTCAACTACGTCATAATCAAAATTACTACCAACTGCTGTTTCATTGCCGCTATTGTAGCCTTCAGTTTCGATGCCAAGTAATCGAATAACGCCGCCTTCTTGTACTCCGTGATCATTATCGTCACAAGTAATAGTTATTAATGCACCAACTTCAACATTTTCTGCTACTACACTTTGTAGATCATAACTCGGAGCAAACAATGCACCTGTTGTGTACATAATACCTTTACCTGACTGGTATCTAATATACTTTTTACTTTGACGTATTGCTTGTGCGCCATGTTGCGGACCGCCTGTGCCTAATTGCACACCGCCGTCATATGGCCTATGCACAAAGAAACTATCTGGTCTAGGATATACTACTCCGTTAAGTGGTATACTAGAAACATCAATTGCTCCAACTGCTCTTGCCTGGTATCTAATACCGTTTATTGTTGGAATTTCAGTAGCAAAAAAGCTTCCGCCTGCAAGTGCGTGATTGTTCGAGCCATCATCTGATGTAACTGCAACAATAAATGTATCTCCTGGAACTAGTCCATGAGCATATGCCCAGCCAATATTTAATGTTGCTAGTGCTGCATAACTAACTGTTTGGTTTATTAATATTGGAGCACTAGTTGGTTCTGATATAGATACTGTTGAAATTACATCAATGTTTGTGCCAGGTACAGCAATAGTATACGTACCTGTTACTGCTGTGATAATGTTACCACCAACAGCATCAACAAACAATTCAATATCGTTTAATGGACTAGCACCTTCTAAACTTGTGCCAAGTATAGTAATACGATCGCCTATTTTATATCCAGTCCCGCCTCCAGTAACTGAAATATTATCGTATGCAGTATAATTTCGTCTAACATTAAATGTAGCGTCAACACCTGTATTTGATATATTTGCTCCAGTTAGAGAGTTGTATGGGCCTGTTGGGTTTGCTGCCGTTCCAGTAACTGTTACTCCTGTTATTGCTCCTGTAGATACTTGATCTATTGATGTAATAGTAACTGTTGCATCATTAACAGGCGATGCTCCTCGTAAGTTAGACCCAGGAACTATTAGTTGTTGGCCTAGCCCGTATCCTGTGCCAG